ATTGGGCATAAATCAACCCTAGCGGATTTTGTTCTGAAATGCAGAAAAATACGCTCGGGGGGCGGGCGGGGTGTCGCAGCTTTGCCGGTGCTGTGTTTTACCTACCCCCCCTAGACTACCGGCGGGGCTACTACTAGATGTAGTGGTTTATCCGTTCCCTGGCTACTAGATGTTGTGGTTTTCGGGCGTGTTCGCAGCCTAATCCTGGCAACCTGCTCCGCTGTAAGGCTCTATAAAGCCACCATATAGGGCGGGGGTGTCATTGTGTGTGTTTAGGGGGTTATGCCCTGTAATCGCATTCTAGGGCTGTTTAGAGGTATGTGCCCTGCTGCCCTTACAGATCAAGGGTTTCAGCGTTTCGGGCTTCTATGGTTGTCTAGGGCTTTGGCGGTGGCGTGTCTAGCGTTAGGCATTGGCGGGGCGTGTTGTATCTCAATCGCTTTTGGTTTCTCTTCTCTCAGCCTTTCCTAGGGTTGCCCCATATGTGGCAAACCCCTAGCGGTGAGGGCTAGGGGCTTGCGGTTATGTGGGTTGTTTACAGTTTGGTAATCGCTCTATTCATCCAGCCAAACAGTATCCCTAAGCAAAGTGCTAAGCCCATTACAACAGGAAGGGCGACAACTAAGCCAATAACAACTAAGGCGAGAACTAACAAACGCCAAACCAAGGGCGGGCGGGCGGGGGCTCTGTGTCTGCCTTTGCCCTGAGCGTGTCTACCGTATGCCATTAGTCTGCCTTTCCTTGGTGCTCATCATTCGCACATTCTGAGCAGATAGTTGCGGGCTGGTAATCGTAGCCCTGCTCACACACACATTCACATTGACAGGGGTATCTCATCAGTTCCCGCCCTTCGATTTGTAGCCTTGTGCTTGTGTGTCTGCCATGTTCTCAACTATCGCCCAAAGTTGAAGCGGGGCGTGATCTTGAAACGGCTCAAGCAATTCATACGCCAGCATATAGTCACCGCTTCTCAGTGCTTCTTCAATTTGTGTTGCTAGGTCTTTCATGTATCCCATTAGTTCACCAACCTGTCAGAGATAACCTCAAACAAACTTGTCCCGCTTGCTCTGTAGTATCTATCCCATTGTAGATATGCAATAGCACACTCTAAAGCCTGACTAGTTTGTTCTGCCTTTTCGGCAGGTAGTAGCTCACGCTCTAGTTCTATTAGTTCCCTCAATGTGTGCCAGTTGTTCTCCGTTAGCTCTTCTAAGTAATCATTTAGTTTCATTTGTTGCTTTCCTTTTCTGTTAGTTATTTGGTTAGTCTGTTGTAATCTGCCCAAGTCTCTCGCCTATCGTGAATAGGGATAGCTCCATAGGTTTTAGTTGCACTACTAAAGCGACTATCTGAGGTAGCCCCATAAGTTCCGCCAAACATTTGGGGCCCTTCCTTTTCGCTGTAGTCATCATCAGGAACAATTATGAAATTACCTAATGCGTTAGTTGTCAATTTGGCAGCGGGTGCATTTGCGTTTGGCGTGAATGGCCCTTCAACATTTGTTAGCGTGAGGTCACGCTTGCCATAAAAAACATTTGCTGAACTGTCGTATCTATCTCTAAAAATAGAAATTACTAATCCCATTAGTTGCTCTCCTCTTCTTGTAGTTGTGTTTTGATTTCTTCCCAAGCTTCATTAGCTAGTTTCAAGTAATAGAACACTAGGTCAATTTGCATTAGGGAGATTATCCCGCCCTCATTGTGTTGTGTGTCGTAGCCGTATTCCTTCCATTGGTCACTATCTTCCATTGGCAGGGCAACCCATTCTTCAATAATGCGGTTGTTGTATATAGGGACATAACCATCAGCAAAATCCGCCACAAGATCCTCGGCGTGAGGGTTGTCTTTTAGTTGTTCTATGTTGTCTAGCAGTTCTTTTTTGATTTCTTCTTTTGTAGTTAGCATTTGCTTCTTCCTTCCGTTAGTTGTGTGCGAGGTTTTCGCATTGTAAGCAGTCTGTCAATGTATCTCCAAGCGTTAGCGGGGTTATTGTCACGCTATCTTCCAAGAATTCCCAAGTATAAAAAGCGTTTGTATCTTCGGCGTGACTTTCCCAAATTGCCTTTAGGGCGGTCAATACCTCTTCGACACTTTTTTGATATGTGGTGAATTCATAATTACGGGTTTCTAGTTTGCCTAGGTAGCCAGTCACTTTTTGCCTTCCTTCCGTTTTGCGTGTCTGTATTGCAACTCAATCATTAGAAACGCCCAAGCCATACCAAGGGCGAATAGTAGCCAGTCAATCATTTGTAATCCTCACAGTCATGTTCTAATTCATGTGCACATTCCCAAAAAACGCTTTTGAAATTGCATAGCTTGCATTGTGCTACGGCGTGACCGCCAAAGTGTGCCGAAAAGATCTCAAGATTTTCTGGTAATGGCTCAGTGCAGGTGTCATCTTCAAAAGTAATCATTTGGCTTCCTCTTCCTCTAGTGAATTTAGATAGGTGAAATAAACATCTTGTCCCTGTATAAAATCTAGGGCGTTAGTTAGTGCCCCAAGATAGCCCGCTAGAAAAGCGTTTCGGTCTTTGTAGTTTTCTATACTTGACATTTCACGCTTGAGCCAGTCAAGCAATTCAGCGGTAAATTCTTCGCTCATTAGATTTCAACCCTCACATTCAAAGTGTCTAACCATTCGCCAAAACACTCCGCCAAATCTTCGGGGCTTAGGTTTTCAGAATTCTCAAATTCGACAATTCTTCGCTCATCACTATCTATGGCAAAATTTCCACTTTCAGTGTTGCAACCAAGGAGAAAATTGGTTTCGCCGTTTTGCGTTGTCATGTAGAAGCCCACCATTGCAGGATAGACGGGGCAAACATCTCTCACTAAAGGGCGAAAATTCATCTCAAGTTGTGTTGCCAGTTCAATTAGATATTGCTCATTCATGTTGATACCTTTCTAGTTAGTAGCGGTTTCCCGCTATGTATAAAGTAACAACCCCGCCAGGATTTTGGCAGCATTATTTGATTACAGTTTGATAACGAAAACAGACGGGCAGAATTTCGAACAAGTGTTCGCACCGGCAAAGATCCTGAACATTTGTTCGATTATGAAACTGCGGGTCAAAATAGAACAAGTGTTCGATTTATTTATCTGTGATTTTCAGAATTTGTATATGTGATTCCAACCGAATATTTGGTTTCTGACCGAATCTGTATATGGCTTTCCAACCGAATATTTGCCTTTAGTTCAGAGGCTTGTTTCCTCGAGAAGCATTGCAGGATCGGTGAGCCGGAAGCAGCGGGCTGAGAGGGTCGCCTGGGATTAGGTGGTCTGCTTGCCAAGGGTCTAGGGGTTTGTAGCCTTCTTTGCAGATGTGACAGATAACAGCGTTGTCTCTTACTAGCTTTGCTCTTCTTCTGTAATCGCCTGAGTATTGCCCTGTGAGTTTCTTTTTTATTTCACGGGCGGTTCTATCCCTAGGCGGTAGCTTGTGTTGCTCGCATCTGTTTGCACCTCTTGTCAGTGCTCCACAGACTATGCAAGGTGCTCGGAAGTTGTAGCCCTTCATTTGTCTGTCGAGTAGAAGCCTTTGCCGTTGAACTTGAATGACCTAAAGCTGTATGACCGAATCATTGTCACTTTGCAGGTCTCACATTCTGGGGCTTTCGGTGTCTCTGATATAGGGCTTTGAACCGAATCCTGAGCGTTGCAGTTACCACATTTGTAGTCATAGGTTGGCATCAGAGTTTCCATACAGTGCCCGTGTAAGGCACCCCCCTGTTCAAAACAAATGTAACAAGCCCTGGAACCGAATCCTCCCCCGACTGTTTTCTAAACCAGTTTGATCCGTTGTCAAGTGTGCTGGCTGAGATGAGGAATCGGGAGTTGCCCTGTGGCGTTGAACCGAGCTCAGTGATTCTCATATGGTGCCAGTGACCGTGCACGAGCGTGGTTGCGTCTGAAATTGGCTGTTTGCCGAAACTTTGCTTTCGCCAGAAGTCGGGAACCTGCTCGGGTCTGTTACCTGCCTGATGTCCATGAATGACACCGAGTATGTGGTATTGGTCACCGAATACATCTATGGCTAGTGATTCATCCCAAGGCTGAGGCTCTAAGAACTTGATGTTTAGTTTCTTTTCGTTCGCCAGTCTTGCCAGCTGTCTGCCGATGAATACGCCCCAGTCATCAGTTCCCTTGCCTACCTGCTGCTTGCCCACTCTCCACTGGCAGTGATTAGAACCGACTGATGCGTAGGTAATGTTTGGGACTAGCTCATAGATAGACCGGAGGGTGTCATAAGCGAATGTGATGCTTAGGTCTACCTGATCCATCAAGGACAGGTCGTTGCTTTGTAACTGGGCCATGTCTGCTGCATTATTGAAGCCTTCGATTGTGTCGCCTAGGTCACAGAAAATAACCTTGTTTGGCTTCTGTTCCTCTATAAGGCTTTTCAACCGAATTTTTGTTAGTTCTACTCTCTCGATGAGGCTTTGAGAGTTACCTCGGTAATCTACTTTGCCTACCTGTAGGTCTGACCATAGAACTACTAGGGCTTTGTCTTTAGCCCTTGGCAGTTTGTTTACTTTGATTTTTTTCTTTGCCTCGGCAAGGAGCAGCGGTAGGTCGGCAGCCAGTGTCTTTTTACGGAACTGGAACCTGTAGCTTGTAAGCCACTCACCGTCATAGCGTTGCCACTGTGATGTGCGAACCGAGTTTCCGATAATTTCGTGCTCGGCTGGGTCGTAGCCACGCTCTCTTAGGAAGTCGTCAAAGTTTGGTTGTCCAGTAAGTCCATCGGTTGTAGCAGTTCCCTGAGTGCCGTCAAACTCTACGCCTGGGCGTAAGTCTTTTGGCACTGCAACCTTTGGGGCTGGCTGTAAGTTTTCAAGCATCGTATAAGCCTAACTTCTATGACAGACGCAAGTGCGATTTCTGTGCTTAGTGATTGTGTGATCGGCAATAATTACGCCTCGGTCTCTAAGTGCTTTGCTAAGTGAATTTGATGTCCAGATTGATACATCCTTGACAGCATCTAAGAAAATCTCTCTGTCCGATTCGCTCATTGCGTTTGCTAATGAGATAACAGCACAAGGCTTATCAGACTTAGGAGGCTTCAGGCCCTCTAGCATCTTTCATCCTCTTCTGTAGTTCGCTGATTGCAAAGGCAGTTGCCTTCTCTCGGGCTTTGTCAATGTCGTCTTGACTAATTGAGCCCTGAATAAGTGCTAGTTTGCTCACCTCGACTGTCATAGCCAAGATGCCTAGCTCAATGCCCTTCGTGAGCAGAATCTGAGAATGGTTATTTACCATGTCCTGAAACTGCCAAAGCTTGAATAGGTCGTCTGCTTCGTAGTCCATTAGAGTGCTACATCCATTTCATCGTCAATTAGCGTGTTTACAATGCGTTGCAGTGATGTGTTCCAGCAGTGACCAGAAGTAAGTGATTCTTCTATGTAGTTTGCTAGATCCTCACGGATTGCATCTAGGTCTGATGACCAGACAAGGTTCTTGTCCCTGAGTAGTGCTGCTGCTGTTTGGAAGTCAGCCTTCATTCTGCCGAGCTTCTCTATTCTCCTATCAGCCATTCTCTTAGCTCCCTGTTGTCTCTGAGCACCATGAGTAGTGAGTTCTCCCAAAGACCGATGAAGTGATGCTCCACTTCGTCATAGTCAGCTTTAGGTCTGTATTCCTCGACCTCAAAGACAAAGCGACAGGCGTGCATAAGCTCGTGAAAGACTGTGACCTTCTTCTTTGATTCGTGGATGTCTTTGTCCAGAACAATGATGTTTCTGGCATCTTGTGTATAACCGTGATTGCCTTCTGTGAGGATTGGGTCATCTTTGATACCAAGCTGAACAATTTGGTATTCCTGAGCTCCGATCTTGACAACATCAGGACACCTGGCTTGCTTTTTCATAAGATACTTCCTCTAGGGCATCTTTTAGGTCATTGAGATAGATGAAGTCACCTAAATCGTTGAAGGTCGAGTTCAAGTCTATGGCCTTCCAAAACCTTGTATTTTCCTGCTTCCTGCCCTCTTTTACGCCTATTTCGTAGGCAAGCATTGTGGCTCGGTGGATTGTGTCGTGCATCTCCGTGTTAGTCATTTTCTTCTCCTGCTCCTGTTTTTAGTAAAAGTATTGCTATAAGTAAAGTGTTGACCACTGACAATATGAGGATGTATTCAATCATCTTCTACTTCCTCCGCTACTTGCTTGATTGGTTCTAGTGGCACATTGATGCCGTGAGCCCTCTCGGACTTCAAGTGCATCTCAAGGCTGTTGATCTTGTCCAACCGAAAGCCAGACCATCTCTTTGCATCAGTTTCGATAATCGGAGCCTGACTGAATCCCAGCTCTAAGAATCGCTTGACTGCCTTCTGTGATTTGTTTAGCTGTCGGGTCTCGAACACGATACCTCGCTTTGTAAACTCACGCTTGGTCTGCATGCACTGCACACAATTAGGCAGCTCCCAGACCGTAATCTTCATCACAGCATTGCTCCTGTCCTGGCGTGAATCTTCTTCTTAGAATCCCTGACTGCCTTGCAAGCAACCTCAAAGCCAACTGCTTGAGCCTTTGTTAGCTTTTGCTTTTCTCCAGCTTCCGTGATTGTGAAAGACATTGTGCGGGCTGCATACTCTGCACCCACACGAATGCCCTGTTCGTAGGCTTCATCCATCTGCTTAGGGAAGAGACGGTCTGCCACATCGTATAGAAATAGCTTCCAGTTTCTAGGCTTCATTGATGCCCTCCAGCTTCTTGATTACATTACGGATCACATCTGCTGTGACCTTGTTACCGATGTTCCATTCTTGGTTAGACATTGTGTCTAGCTCGCTGATTAGTGAGTTCCAGCCCATGTCGTAGCCCGCTTGGAATAGGGCATCGGCGTGAAACTCGATTTGAGATTTGATTTCGTTTACTCTCATTTGTTACCTCCTGCAATCACTTTAGGGCAGGGGCCTGACATTTGCCAGATTATTCAGGTAACGAAAATATAACGATTACAGCACCAGGGGCACGGTCATCGGCGTAGTGCTTACGGGCCACAGCTTCTACAACTTGGCTGTCATCGCCCCAAATGTAGCCTGACTGACCGATGGCGTCTAAACAACCTCTTAGGAGCTTGTCCACATCTGGAGGCACTATAGGCAGTGGTCTGTCGGCTTTTTTGATTGTTTTAGGTCTGGGTAAATAGAAATCCACCTCAACCCGAACTGGGCCAAGGTGGACTATCTGTTCTGCATAAGGCTGACAAGCATCAGCGATTTCTCGCCTCCATACTTTGAGAGCCTGACCAGAGGCTTCGATTAGTCGCCCGTGAATTACTTTTTTGGAGCCTTGTGGCTTAGGTAATCCATAGACATCTAAGCGAATTAGAATGGGGCATCCGATCTGTCAAGCACAACCGATTCTACCGCTTGAGGGTAGAGGCGTATCTTGACAGCGGAAGTTCCATCCTTCTTTTCGTAGGTTGCTAGTTTGGCATTGCCAGTAATAGTTACTCGAGTGCCCTTCTCGGCAGTGAGTAACCAACCGAATTCTGAAGATGCGTCTACTGAAACATCAATGTAGTCACGGCTAACGGTTTCCCATTTGCCCTGTTCGTTCTTCTTCCGGTTAGCGTGGGTAACGGTTACAACCGAACCCCAATCGAATGTTTTGGCTTCTTCTACAAAGCCAGTAAATGTGAGCGAGAGTGCCATGTGTAGGTTTCCTTATCTTTCAATGTGCTCGGGATTTACGCAATCTAGCATTCCACAGATTCTGTTTCCTGGCAAGATGGGTTCCCCGAGTTCGTTTAGTGGTGTCACTAAATCTGGTGCAAATCTGCCATGCCACGGGATGCATTTCAGTTCCCCCGTGTTGACAGTTGTAGATCTTCTGGTGCGACAGGATTGGCAAAATACCTTGGCCTTTCCTCGCTTCTTGATGACATCCCAAGACATGCCACAGCGGTAGCAGGTTTCCCTTTCCCACACATAACTAGGCTAGTTGCCTTTACTGGAAAAGTCGTCATTTCATCCTCAGTAGTGTCGCTTGGGCTATAGGCACGGCTATAAACCTCTCGGCTGTCGTGTAAATCGTGTCCTTGACAATAACAGGGGCCTCTGACATTTGTAGGCCGTCTATGAGCAAAGCCCATGACCAGTCATCGTTTAGCATCCAGAAGATGTTTAGCTTTGAGGGCTTGATGAATTTTCTCTTTCGCTCCGAGAAGTGCACTGCCTCGTAGGGGAACTTCTGTCCCTTCCAGTTGTGCTTCACCTCCACCTCGATTTCAAAGAAGTTTTCATCCTTCTCGGCGTAAACATCTATGCCGTATTTGTCAGGGTTTACCCATGCGTCATAGTCCCGAGACTTTAGATAGTTCACGACTAGCTCTTTGGCAAAGTCGTTTTTGTCGAACAGGTCTTGGCTGAACTTCTTGGTCATAGCCCTAATCGTCTCTTGAGCTCTGGGGTGAGTGGGACTGACCTCTTCGCCAGCTCTTCCATCTCCCGAATGTATTGCTGACTAGCCTCAACTTCTTTTTTCCGGCGTGCTTCGTTAGCAGCCTTGACTTCGGGCAGTGTTGCAGCGTTCTCCCAAGAATCAGCATTTAGCCATGAGGCAGGGTATTTCGTGTATTCAGGCTTTCGTGTCGGATCGTTCTTGTAGGCGATAACCCCAGCGAGTATGTCCTCGAACTTAGCTCTTTTGAGAGCTGACTTGAATGCTCTAAAGGCTGCTCCCTTGTCTAGCCGTCTTGGATATTCCTTCCAGAATTCTTTGAATAATTCCTCATGCGTGTTAATAGGTTCTTGTAATGGTTCTATAAGGGTTTGCACGCCATCTGCTGTCACCCCTGACGCTCTATTTGTCACCCCTGACTGCGATTCTGTCACCCCTGAGACCGAATCTGTCACCCCTGGCAGGTTGACCCAGTATCGGTTGGATTTGTATTGACCGCTAGTCGGAGCGTTCTGAACCTCGACTATCAGCTCGCCAATCTTCTGCAAATACTGGATGTCCCTCTGCACACTACGCTCTGAGGAATTGACCATCTGAGCCAGCCTTCTGATTGAGGGCCAAGCTCCTATCTCGCCTTGGTGATCTGCAATAGCCAAAAGCACTAGCCGTGCCCTGCCATCCGACTTAGATTCCCGCCATACGGCATTCATAATCTCAATGCTCAATTTCGACCATCCTTACCGCCTGTGGCAATGTCACCGAGTGCATTGACCCCTCCTTCTGTTGTGTGCTAGATAGTTTGTCCGTAAAAATGTCACTTACGGTTGGTGTTGGAAAATTCACTTGCCCCCCCCTAGCAGGTATGGGCATGCCCTCAAGCAGCATCCTAAGTGCCAGCTCAGCCTGTTGTGGAACGACACCGTTACCACATGCTTTTAGTTCTTCGTTTCGGGTCAAACCGACATCTGTTATCCAGCCCTCGGGAACGCCCATCATCCATTCTGTAAAGCGACTAGAGAGCCTGTGAGCACCTTCTTTGCCATCGGGCTTCGTAGGGGCCGGTGCAGGTCTGCCCAAGACTTGCTCCCATCTACGGATTGCAGGTTCAAACTTGCCCCAGTTTGTTCCTGACACTTCACCACTATTGAAGATTGCTCTAGCCACGGTGTCTACCTGAACTACACCATCACGTTTGTGTTCAGCCGTGCCATCTTTGTGGTCACGAGATGCGGGGGTGGGCATCAAGTCATTGATTACTGTTTCCCTGACATTTGCATGCCCGCCTTTTGACTTATCAATCTTTGATGGGTCTCGTGCGGGTAGGTGATCCATGGTGTTAGGAGTAGGCATAAGATTCATCTGCACTCTGCTTACGGCTTCACCGTTTAGCTTTGCGATGTCTATTGCTTGGTCACGGATACCTACAGTGTTGCCACGAGCTCTAGCGGTCTCCTCACCGAGTGCTCCGCCTTCTCCCTGACTAGCTGTTGGGGAACGCAGTAATGAAGATTCTGAAACGCTGGTGGGGTGCTCCGGCATCGGAAGCTCGAACACCTGCCCATTTCGCATCAAACCCGAGATCGGCCAAGTCCCCAAGAACGGCTCCCATTGCTCGAATAGGGTGTCCGTTCCCGATGACTGCCAAATCTTCTTCTGAGTATTCCATTCCATTGTCGGCTTTAGCTGAGAGTAATCCTCTGACATTTTCAATAACTACCAATCTTGGTCGGATTTCGTCAATCGCCCTAGCAAACTCCGACCATAGCCCGCTGCGAGTTCCTTCTGTTAGTCCTGCCCGCTTGCCCGCTAAGGACAAGTCCTGACATGGAAAGCCACCCGTAAGTATGTCTACGGGTTCGAGTTTTGTAAAGTCAACTGCTCTGACATCTCTGTAGTTAGGAACGCCAGGAAAGTTCTTTTCAAGAATCTTTGATGGAGCATCTTCCCATTCGCAATGCCAAGCAACAGTTGCACCTGTCACCTTTGCGACTGCTAAGTCAAGCCCTCCGTAACCAGAGAAAAGCGAACCTATCTTCACGCTGTAAGGCTCACCTTCTCAAAAGCTTCACGAGCGTTCTTGTCCCTTGCTCCGCCAGCCCATCTGCCAGCGTGAAAGAAAAGTTTTTTGACCGAATCTAAGCGTTGCTGTTGGAGAAGTTTTTTCTTCTCTTCCTCAAAATTCAGATTCTGTGCTTCTTCGTTTTCTATCGCTATCGCCCGCTGTCTCATCCGCAAGGCTAAGTCCTCGCAATTCATGTTTGCCTCCTTCTAGGTCTAATACATACCAGATGCCCGAGCACTTATCAAGTAAGGGGGCCTCTGTTGTTTCATATCTGCTCAGCTTGTGTCCGTCTAGCCGAGCTTCTTTCGCTACTTCGGCATCTGCCTCCATAGCAAAGTTGTAGTTATGGCAGACAAGAATCAGATTGTCTACCCGATCTAACGCCTTTGAACCTCCCGAGCCACGGTTGATACGGTGATGCGGAACTAGGTCAATTCCAGTCCCACAGTGCCAGCACCAGGCATCCCGCTTTAGCAGGGCATCCCGAAGCTTTTTTGAGAGGGTCACAGGTTGATGTCCATTTGCATCAGCTTGGCTTGTGTCCCAGCAGCCATCAGAGCCGTTTCTAGGGCCTTTATTTTGACCTTTATACGATTCACCTTAGCCCGAGCTAAATCACGCTCTAAACGGGCTTGAGAGGCTTCTAAGCGGCTAATGGCAGTGCGGTCTGCAACCGTGCCCTGAGACCGAATAAAAGCCTTCTGTTCAAGGGTGTCTAAATCGAACTCTTTTTGGGCTAGGTCTACCTCAGCCTGATAAAGGGCATCAGCTCCCTTATTGTTCTCCGCCGTCAGTTCTGCGATCTGCTTGGCTATCTCCGATGGATGCACTTAGCTGCTCCATTCGCTCAAGCATGTTGATACGCCAGATTTCACTTTCCTCTGCCAGCTTTCGGCTTAGCAGTAACTGACCCGATTCCCTCGCCCGCTGCTGTTTCATCAAACAGTCCTGATATGCTTCCTTCAGTTCCTGAAGGCTTGCTGCCTGTATCTGGTAGAGCATTAGCCCTTTCCTTTATGTAATCCAGCACGGAGGTAGTTACTCTTTTCGCCTTGGCTTGTGCCCAGAGGCTACGGAGTGCTTCCTTGTCATTCAGGCTATCAGCATCAGCCTTCCAATCTCTTTCGCCCATCGAGCTAAGAGCTTCTACGGCATTAAACTTTTCTACCTTTTCCATCTCCTCACGGCTAGGGCGTTTCAAGCCGGAGTAAATATAATTCGCCAAACAGCGACCAATCGAACTGGTTTCACATCGTTCCAGAGCAAACGGGTCTGAGTTAGCCTCACTTGCCCAGCCAGTTGTCTTGGGCAGGTCTGTTGCCTGATCTCCAGCGGTCAGGTAAAGCCGTGTCTCAATCACCCATAGCGATGAATCCTTGGTGTGGTTGACGGTGACGATACGGGCATCCTTGTTTTCCTCGTCTGCCCAGAAACTGCGAAGTCTCTCTTCGACAGTTGCATACTGTGATAAATCAAATCTAGCCATTGCTTCCTCCTACTTGTGAATTACTAGATAGGGCACGCCATCTCTGCGGGCTTGCCTAGTTGCTACTTTGATTTTCTGTCCATCTTTCAGAACAAAACCTGTCTTTGCGTATTGCATTGTGTCAAGAACCATGGATTTCAGCAAGTTGACTTGCGACTGAGATTCATCGAGCATTGCCTGAGCATTCTTGAGCTGTAGCCCCAAAGTCCCGAGTTCTACCTCAGTGTCGTCAATCTGCGGGTGCTGTTGACGAACTGTCTGGTAGGTGCTCTCTGACCCATCCCATTCTGGGCGTGTGCCATCCGTGAGGCTCTTGTTAAACATCGTGGCGTAGTCAGCCTGGGTGAGCTGCACAAACTCGTCAGCTTCGACCTCATACTCAAACCAGTCCATGCCGGCGACAGCTACGACAATCGCCTTGTTCACGCCCATTACATGCATGTAGTGCTGCACCTGACAAGCATAGTGTGCGGGCAGGGCATCCCAGTTGTAGCGAGCTGTCTTGACCTCTATGACAATCCACTCGCCAGTCTCTTTGTTACGAGCCATTGCGTCAGGGTTTGCGTGCATGAATTCAAACTCTTTAGAGACGAATGATCCTG